CAGTATCTTTAAGCATAAATTGAAGCCGATGTTTTTACATAGGTATAAATACCATATCTTACAGCGTCTGAAGCATGAGAATTATCGTCATGAATTGTTTTTGGATTTTCTGTTTTTGGATTCCACTTATAGTTTGCCATAGCAGTAAAAGTTTGAAAACCAGTCTCTGCATCAAAAATAAGTTTATCATGATCTACAAGAGCTGCAATATAATTTATACCGTCTTTAACAGATTTTACAGCATTCTCACAAAAAATATCATAGTCATAAGCAAAATCAGCTTTAAGTTGCTGGGCAGCAGAATCAATATAAATCATTTCTACTTCCCACTTTTCTTCCATTTCTTTAATATTTTCAGCAAGTTCTGAGGTTGTTACCTCTCCAGAAATATATTCATCTATTACATAAAAGCGTTCACCATCAGTAGCTATTACAATAAAAGCATTTAAGTCTCGATAACCAACGTCAAGTCCTGCAATAATCTCAAAACGATTAAGATTTTGCTTTACCCAAGTTAAGTCTTGAAGATGACGATTCTCATCAAGACTATAGACCTGCATTTCCGTAGTAGTCCAATCACACTCATACTCTTGAGCAAACATCTTATTAGAAATAGAACGACGAGCCTCTTCAATATCTTTTGTACTTAGAAGAGGATTGGCTCTCCAGGTAAATAGACCAGAACCCCAATCCTCAAATTCTGAATCTTGTCCACGAAGATAGTATGTATAAAGATAATTTGTTTTACCACGGGGAGTGGATATAAAAAGTGCCCGAGAATCGGGGTAGGTAGAAAGAGCAGGGCGCAAATCACGAGTAAAATACTCATCATCAGGGATGATTGCCGCCTCGTCTACAATTATAAGATGAGCAGCCCGCCCCACAAGTGAGTCTCTGTTGTTAGCCGATAAGAGGCGGAAGGTAGAACCGTTGATAAGTTTAACAACCTTATCTTTTTGATTGAATCTATCCACTTCCAGTTGTAAATTTCTAATAATATCTGTGACATAATCCCAAATAATTGATGATAGAGTAAAGTTAGGAGCTACTACCATCACCTGTTTTCCTGGCTCTAAGAGTTTAGCAAAAGCCAAAATACCAGCAGCTAGAGATTTACCAGTTCTTCGAGCAGAAATGTGAGTCCAAAAACGATGGTCTTCTAATCCTTGAACCATTCCCCACTGAGACTCATTAAATTGTATTCCGTTATGTTCCCCTACTACAATCTTATCAAGTAGTCTTTCTACAGGTACTTTAAAATAGTTATCCATCTATACTCATTTCAAATAATTAGCAAGAGCAATTCCAAGACCTGCTACTGCACTAGCTACAGAACCTACCCAGATTAAAGTCTTTAAACTTACACGACCAGTTGTAGCAATTGTTCTAAGTTGATTTATTTCTTTGTGCATTTCACTAATAGAATTAGACATAGCCTGCATGTTCTTTAATAGTTGTTCATATCGCTCTTGACATACGGCCTCATGTCTAGAAAACTCTAGCTTAGACTGTTGTGTGCGTTCATGAAGTTTATCAATACTATTTTCAATATCCATTAGTCTACGTCTTTATAATAAATTTAACAGCAACACCTGGATGGGTAACTGTTAGTGCAGGAACGGAGTGAGTATGAGCAGCATGATTACTTACTGCCGTAACAACTGTAATTGAGTTTGTAACGTCTTTATCTGTTGTAGAGTTAGTTGTGCTAGTCGTAACACTATGAGTTGTAGGACCTCCTGACCCTGTAGTTCCAGTTCCAGTTGAGTTCTGACCGCTTGCATTAACTTCTCCACCTGTCTTAGAACCAAGAGTAAAGGTAGACGCACCATATGGGGCTCTATCTCTAAAGTCGGGAACGTTGAAGGTCGTAGACCCGTCGCCTGCACCATAAGTAGTGCCAATTGCAGAAAAAAGTGCTGCATATGTTGTTCTTGAAATAGCTCCACCTTGACAGAGATACCATCCTCCAGGTGCAGTGGCTGCACCATACATGATGATAGATCCTGCAGGAATTAAGTCATTCCCGCCTTCTTGTAGTTTACCATCAGCCGCATTAAAATCGCCAGCAGTAGTAAAAGTAAACTGAACAGAGCTTGTTACGACTTGAAGATTACCACCAGAATTTGTTGTTAGGTTATTAGGAGACTCATATACTTTCCAACCATTACCTCCAACCCATTCAAGACCTTCATTAGGACCAGGATCGTTGAATGTAAGATGGTTTACTGCAGTAATATTATAGTTGTTCATGTCTAACGCGCTGTTAGCATCTCTTCTCATAAATGTGTTTTCAGATAGTCCATCTAATAAGTCAGCATCAAGTCCAGACCCAGCACCATCGTTACCAGAGTGCCAAATGGTGTTACCAAATAATGTTGCGGTAGTTTCATATAGCGCTAGTGTCTGTGTAAGAGTAACAGCAGAGCCACTACTTACACCGGATTTTACTTGAAAAATCATAGCAGCGTTAGTACTTGCATCTGTATTCACGTGAATACGTGCAGAGTTACCATTTTGCTCTGGTATACCAGCCTTATGGTTCCATGTTATGTTAGCATTTCCGTATCCGTCATTAATCGTTAGTGATACGCCGCCACTACCACGCCCTGCCGTTATGTAAGTATCGGTGGAATACTCGCCTGTGCCTGATGTTTTACCAGTTAGGTTGTTGAATGCATGGGTGTGGCTATCGTTAGCGATAACAATAGCATTATATGTGCCACTGACATCTCCACCAAATGATGTAGATGTGTTTAAGTAATAAGACCCTTGCTGCCCATCAAGTAAGTCAGCATCTAGACCAGAACTAGCGCCATCTACAGTTTTAATTGCCGTAAGAATTTCAGAGGCAGTTTGATCCGCAGTTGCCCCAGACTCAATTCCATCTAATTTAGTACCGTCTGTTGCTATATCGCGACCATCTACCGTACCAGAAAGAGTAATATTGCCGTTGAAATTAACTGTATCACTATTATATGCATAATGGAATACTTCTGAACGAACACCAGAACTCATACGATAGAATGTTACATGGTCGGCGCTTTCACCTGAAGCAAATGCTGGGGAACCATCGCCATTATATGAGATACCACCACCGGCAGATCCGTCTTGAGTTACCTCAATAGCACCTGTACTTTGTGAACCATTGGTACTTTGGCCAACCTGTAAAATTGCCAGCCCCGCATTTTGCGCTTTAATCCGAAGAGTTGTATTAGCGCCACCACTATCAATAGTTTGGTCTGCTTGATCGTTTCGTAAGAAACTTCCTGACGAAATACCATCTAATAAATCAGCATCTAGTCCAGAACCAGCACCATCAACTGTCTTAATCGCCGTAAGAATTTCACTAGCAGTTTGATCTGCTGTCGCACCCGACTCGATACCGTCTAACTTAGCACCGTCTGTTGCTATATCGCGACCATCAACAGTGCCTGAAACAGTAATGTTACCGCTGCTGTCGATACGCATACGTTCAGTGCCACCAGTTTTAAATGTTAATGTGTCAGCAGCAGCCCAATCCATTCCTGTATTAGTATCATGCGTGAATGTATAATAAGGATCATGCGAACCATAAGCAGTTGATCCATTACCAACATACATAACACCAGTGGAAGATATTTGGTTAATGGTCGTACCATCAGCAGTAATTTTAAACGGGATAAAGGATTGACCTAATGCCGCAGCATATTTAAATCCTGCTCCAACAGCATTACCACCAAGACTAGCATTACTAGAATCGACTAAAAAATAAACACCGTCTGTGGTATTAGATCCTTCTGTAGAAACTGTTAAACCAGAACTGAATGAAGTTGTACCAATACCGACTCTGCCGCTGCTGTCGATACGCATATCTTCACCAGAACCATTAGTTCTGAAAGACATGTAATTTGTTCCATTATCATATTCAATTGCACCAGCGTTTTCATCTAGATAATCACCAAAGTAAACTCGTGATTGACCTGATGATCCAGAAATTATAGCAATATGAGCATCATTTCCTGCAACAGAATTATTTTGAAATAAAGCTACAGTTTCACCAGATTGTGTTTCTGGGGGAGTTGTTCCTGTACCTTCACTTACTTCCAATCGTGCATAGCTTGGACTTTTTCCAATACCGACACTGCCGCCAACATTTACGTTACCAGTAGAAGTTCCATCACCAATAGTAACAGTGGCGTTAGCTTGAACTTCAAACTTACCAGTGGCATCTATACCAAGACCACCTAAAAATGGATCAACACGAGTTACCATTATTTCTTAACCTTCCTTCTTGGCGAAGCACCAGTAGCTACATTTACAGGAGTGCCAGTCCCCTGTCCTTTTTTACCTGCTCCTGCTTTTCTTTGGGCTGCTCGTTTACGACGAACAAAAGAGGCTCTGCCTTCTTTTCCTAATTTTCTAGCTTTTTCTCTAGATAGACAGGCGGCATAAGGTTCATCAACTTCGCCTTCCCCACATTTACCAATACGATTACCCTGGGCATCATAACGATCCCAACCGCCACCCCCAATGCCGCCAGTCTTACCTGTTCCAAACCAAGCTTTAAGACCTCCACGAGGTTTTGCCATTTAGCTCTCCAGTGATGATTTTAATTTAGAAACAAATACTGACTTAGCTGCATCAAGTTGGTCAAAGCGCATCCTTAAGTTATCTTGCTGAATGCTAATATCTCTAAGCTGTGCAACGCACTTTAATTGGTCTTGATTAAAAGTGCTTAAATCATACTCTTTATCATCAATTGTAATTTTATTTGTATTTTCTTCTGTCATAGTTCCCCTCTATCTTTCTTACGCCCAAGGCGCTATTTTATTTACTCTGGCTGGATTTTTTTGAGCATCAATTTGAGCATCAATAGAAGCTTTTAAACGAGCCTCTGCTTCCGAAGTAGTCTCTTCTCCTTCAACAAGGTTAGAGAGAGTCCAGCCTTTAACTATTTCTTCAGTAAGACTAGCAAATGCTGTAAATGATCCAGCTTCTGCATCTCCTGTTGCAATAGAACCATAAACGGTTCCCGATACTGGAGATTCATCGTCAGTTTCTCCCGATAGTCTCCAATGAATTAATTTTACTACGTCAGTTAGATCACCTTCTGTAGGTGCTGTTTCAAGAGGTCCAAAAGACCATGTGTATGTTGTAGCCATTAGTCATATTTCCTTTTTGGGTTTGAAATTATTTGATTTTTAAATGGTGTTTTTAAAGCGCACCACTCATCATATCCCATATAACCTGGTTTCTTACCAGCTGGTTTGGTGACCATTCTACCGAGGGGGGTGTAGAATTCGCACCAATCTTGTTTTTCTTTGTAACGCTGGTCAGACGAAGCCTGTTCCCAAGTACCTCCTGAACGAGATTTTTTATCACGATAGCGATAACGAAGTGTTGCCATTACTTTTTCTTCTTTTTAGCTAAAATCGATTTCTGAAGTGCAGGAGGCAACTTCTTTTGAGCAGCAGTTAAACCACCGTTACCATTTGCTTTCTTCTTACCATTTTTCATAGGCTTCTTTTTACCATAATGTCCGGGCATAGTTATTTCTTCCTTTTTGTAGTAGAAGTACGGTATTTACCACCACGTTTTTTATATTCACGCACTAACCAACCATTAGCGTATGCAGAAGGATAAACCTTAAACTTGGATTTAGCCTCTGCCTTAACTCGATTGTATAGAGCTTTGTTGGTTGGAATTGCTTTTTGTGCCATAATCTTTATACTTTACCTTATATTTTTGTAGGAGTCAAATCAAAATTTAAAATATTATGTTTTAATAATAAACTTCACAGCTACAGCAGGATACGTAACTGTATGGGAGTGTGACCCATGATTATTCACGCCTGTTACAACTGTAATGGAGTTTGTAACGTCTTTGTCTGTTGTAGAGTTAGTTGTACTAGTT